ACCTTGAGAAGCAGTTACATACATTCCATCTGGAACTTCAATTCCTGTAATTATTACAGTACCAGGACCTTCAGCAGTCATTGCTATGCCATCTGGAACTTCTGCCAAACTAATAACTGCAGTACCTTGAGCGCTTGTTGCTTCAATTCCATCTGGAATTTCAATAGCAACAGGTACTACATCTCCTTGACTAGCTGTTAATCCAAATCCCGATGCATCTTCAAAAAGTGAAATTAAAACATTACCAAAATTAATTGCCGCCTGTCCTGAATATTTACCATGCAATGGCCCAAGTCTTACAGTTGTAGGAACTGAATCATTGTCAGGACGAGGATCATATAAAACATTACCACCTGCGGAACGTTTTAAATATTTTTGTGGATCAAGCTGTGGTTGCTTAGCTTCCCACTCTTCTTTAGAAACTCGTGCGCCCGTCCATTCGGTACGGGCATCTTTATATTTTATCTTCCAACCAGATCTGTCACTGATTAGAACCGCATGTTTACCTTTTGCGTATCTAGCCATTTAACCTACCTATATATGACTGACTTGTGGCTGTACTATAAAACTTACTCGTTCTCTATCTTCTTCTCTTGCCAATTCCCAATCTTGATCATATAATGGTTTCAACACTGCCAATCTATCAGGTGCTTTTTTAACGGCAAGTTCTACTGCCAAACCGCTAATCAATGCAGGTAAATATCTTTTAGGTATTTCAGGATTTTGAGCATAGTTTGTAGTTACGTCTTGCGCGTACATAATAGTCCAACCAACATATTGATAATAAGTTTGATTTGGAACAGGCCATAAATACATTTTATGTGTAGCTGATCCTGTTGAATCAAATTGTGCATTTCTTTCTAATGAAAATTGAACAGGTTTTCCTGCAGTCCATTTATCTGGAATCGCCATGTAATCATCAAGGCTAATACGTTCCATTGGAATATCATTAGGTTTAGTGGCATCATTATTATTTCTTATCGAACCATCTAAAACATCTGCATGTATGGATGAATTAAGAGAAATATAATCTTGATCCTTAGTCATGTTAGCTGTATGAAAATTTAATGTAAATAAATGTACACCTTGATTAGCCCATTTAGTTAATAATAAATTTAAAGAACGTCTCGCCGTTTTTAAGTCATATCCAGTTTCAGGATCAGCACCAATTCTTTCGTATGCTTCCTGTATAATTTCACCAGAATCTAAATTAAAAGTATAGGTACCCGAAGTAGCCATTTAAATCCTCCTACATTAATGAACGTGTAATTACCCATAACAGTTGGCCTAATACCATTACGCCAATTGTATACATAACCCTATTAATCGTATTTATCTTGTCTTCAATATGTTTTAAATGGTTATCCTTTATTATGGATATACGCTCGCTAAGTATTTTTATTTCACTCTTTAGCTCAGTAATCTCTAAATCGTATTTAGATATGTCCTGTGCCATTTTAATTCCAATAAATTAAAGCATTCGAAGCAGTGCCTGTTACCTCAACAAATAAATTTGTAGCTACTTTTACGCCACTTTGCGGAGGAATAAATGTAACAGTCGTATTTGTTAAAGCAGATAATCTTGCCACTACTGTACCTGTTGCTGTATTGGCATCAAATACAGTCGCAGTAGCTGTATCACTTCCTCCAGTAAGGCTAAGTCCTAAAAATCTTTGTGGATGAGCAGCTGAAGCTTGTCCATCACTGGTAGCATCTGTAGTTGTTGCGCCTGTAGCTATATTAGTTACTTTTGCATCTGTTTGAAACATGTTAACTCCTTTGTAAAATGGGGAGACCGTAGCCTCCCCTAATTTATTTAAGCACTAGTTGCTATTGGTGATGTTAATGTTTCCGCCTTCCATGTGGAATTAGTGCCATCATCACTAAGACAAGTAAGTTTAACTCTTGAATTAACAACTGTAGAATTAGGTAAAGTTAAAGTGTCTCCTGCAACATCAGTTGCTGGATTAGCCGCAGTACCATCCATAAGTTGTAGAGCTGCATACCAGTTTGAAACCAGTGAACCTGGTAAAACAAAAGTAACTGTTGTACCTGCACCTACAGCAGTAGTAACAATAAATTCATATGTTGTTCCTACATTTGCAGTACTCAATGCTGGCATATTAACTATAATATCGCCAGTTCCATCTATTGTAAATAATGTTCCTGATTCTGCTCTAGTCAAAGTATCAGTAACTGCAGAACCAGTATTAAAAGTTGAATCATCTATTGTTTGACGAAAGTTTGGTCTCGTATCATAGACAGCTTCAACTGTAATTGCACCAGTTGTAGAATTTTTGGTAATTGATTTAAAACCATTTTCCGATCTAACTGGTCCGTTAAAAGTTGTGTTGGCCATTTTATTTTATCCTTTGGTCATATAGACCTTTTGTCATGCTGTCTCTATATCGTCTGCCTAGTCAGTCGACATGACTGTTAATTGCTAGGGTAAAAGGGGGCACCTTTAACAATGCCCCCCTTAGTATTAGCTAGGGTTTGCACCCCAAACGCCACGCCAGTCAGACCAGCCGAAAGAATATCTTTCTCTGGACTTGTAACGAACGTTTCCAGTTTCGAAGTCACCTTCCATAGAAGTTGAAATTGGAGTTCTGCTAAAGAATTTCATCGCGTTTGGCGAATCAGTTCTTAGGAACCAATTGTTTGTATCACTGAATCTGTGATTTACAAAGTATCCTTCAGGAACCATTCCCTTAGATACGATTGCATTCACATCGTTATCAGCAGTACCAACTCTGTATGGTGATGCCATTAGTCTTTCTGCCACAAATACTAATTGTCTTGGAATGTGCAATGATTTAGCTTGAAGAGCCACTGGAATGTCTCTGTCATCGGTAAATCCTGCAACTCCAATTAGTGCAGTTTCCAAAGAAGTTTCGGAAAGTTCTGCTTGTGTTGTGAAAGTGTTAACGCCTGAAGAACCACTTTGAAGTGGGTGAGCTGTAGTACAAAGTACCACGCCATCTCCGCCTGTATAACTAGAGTTGAATGCTCTGTTATAGACAGCAGCGCCTTTTGTTTGTCTAGCAGCAGCCATAGAACGGGCTAGTGCTTTGGTTAATCTGGTAGATAGCTTGTCATACAAGTTGTCTTCCATTGCTTCCTCAGTAATTGCGAAAGCCATAGCGACAGTTTCGTTTGTATATCTTGCTGTCCAACCTTCACCAGTATCTTCGTATGATATAGGTGCGCCTTCAAATTTAACAGAAGCTTCTCCAAAACCTGGAAATAATACTTCTTCTTCGAAAGCTCTATTAGATTTTTCCTCCTCGAACAGTACCGCTGCTTCATTTTCGTACCTGTTATATTCAGTTCCGAAAATTGCGTGCAAGCCAGGTACCAGTTCTTTAAGGAGTTGTGCTCTTGATATAGCCATAATTCAATTCCTCTCTAAGTTATACCCGTATTACCTGCGGTATTGCACCATAGGTGAGTGTTAATCTTCACTAGAATGTCCATAGCGGTTCCAGCGGAAGTATACGATCCATCAGGTGCTTTCGCACTACCTAAAAACTGTAGTGGAAAACCCTGTGTTACGGCTTCCGTATCTGAATCTGCTACAAGACCACTCTTGTGAGTAACTGCTGACCCTGAAGGGGATGCAACAATCTGTAAATTCGCGCCAACCATTGCAGCTGTTAAAGCGGTTGAATCTTGATCCGCCTGTATTTTAAAAATACAGAAAGGATCGTCATAGACATAAGCTTTATATTGCGCTGCAGCAACTGTGCTGGCAGCAATAGAACGTACAAATTTAACATCACCTGAGGAGTTATCTACATATTCTGCTCCATAAAAAGCACCGATTACAGTTCCTGTGGTTGCACTAGCCATATCAGTGACCAATAGGCCATTCGCAAGTGTACACAAATCACCCTCAAAATAAGCTGTGGGTGCAGTAGCTGCAATTCGATATCCGTTTCCGTCACAGAAGTTATTAGCTCTAACAGATCCACCGTCAGCATTTCTGACTGGTGCTAATCCATATCCTGCCATAATAATCTCCTTATTGCAAGTTTGTTAATTATACCAAAATTATCTTAGAGCCGATAAAAATCTACTCCTCAAACTTTGGCAATCCTCGTCCGCTTCCTTTTGAAATTGAAGAAGACGATTCATCTTTCACTGGCATATTAGGGTTTTGGTTTCTCATATAGTCTTTGCTATACGCCTGTCCCATTCTTTCTGCTTGATCTTCGTAGTACTTCTTTTTCTCAGCAACAAATTCCTTAGTATTTTTCATAAGGATTAAGTCGCCCGATCTAATTGTACCAGCGTGCTTGCCAGCAGACAACACATCAGCATGATAGCTTTTTCCCAATTCCTCAGGTTTGACTGGTTCATATCCTTCGCGTAGTCTTTCGTGAACATTTAAATCATCGGGGTTATTCAATAATTCATGTCTAACCCAAATATATTCCATGCCCTCTTGTTTAGCCTTTTCAGGAATATTCAACCTTTGTTGAGGTTCCCAAGGCTTGTTTCGAGTTGCCGAAGCCCGAATCTTACGGCTGGTTCTAGTTGCTTGTGTCATATTAACCTCCCGCCTGTTGGCGTACTTTTTGGCGCGCATAATCTTGCAAGCTTACACCTAATCTATTCGCCATGTCAACTTCAGTCTTAGTTAACTTGACTTGGTTTTTGCCTATAGCGGAGCGCGTTCCGCTTATAACTGTAGGAATCTTTTTACTCCTTGTATTTTTGAATCTATCAGGAAATTCATCCCGAATCCTTGAATCAAGTTCACTATAATATTCATCGGGACTAGTATTGGGGAGAATACTCTCATCAATAAGTTCCTTATGAATTACCATAGCGGCCTGAGTCATGATCCTGTCCTTCGTAGAAGTACTACCAAACCATTCATTCCTTTTCTGCCATTCCAAAGCCTTGCGGTCTGGAGCGGCTGAAGTAGGAGCTGCCTGTAATTTAGGTTTTTCCTTACGCTTTTCAGAATCGGATTCTGCTCTCATCTTATACTGACGAGCCACTAAATTTTCCGCCTTTACAGAAGCCAAAGCATCTTGCGCTTTTATTTCAGCATCTATATCGCCAGATTCTTTAGCAGTTTTCAAAGCACCTAGAGATTGCTTCTCCTGACTCTTCAATCTATCAATATATTGATTAATTGCATGTAATTCTGAATCCTTAGACCGAGATGTCAATGCATCCCTTTCTTGAACCCAAGCTTGTTCTTTCGAAGAAAGATCCTGAAGCCTGGCTTCTAATTCCTTTTTTTCTTTAACAAGTCGCTTTATCCGTTTTTCAGCGCGCTTGCCAAATACCTTTTTATCTTTGGATTCTTCTGCATCTTCAGATTTTTCTATTTCCTCTTCTTCTTCAACTTCAGATTCCTCTTCAGCTTCTTCTTCTGATTCAATAGTTTCTTCCGATACAACTGGAGCCTTGGTATCTTTAGGCTCTTCAGACTTGACTTTCGCCTCATCTTCAGATTTTTCGTCTGGAAGTTCTACAACTATCTCTTCTTCATCAAGTTGTTCTTCCCTTTTATCTTCGTCTATCATATAGACCTCCTTCGGTTGCGATCCGCGTTTTACGCTTATGTGATATATTCTACACTATATATAAATTTTATGCAAGTCTACTTAGCGGATATTTTATCAGGGTCAGGAACAAGAGCTATTACTTCATCATCATTTATAATGGAATAATCTTCTCCCTCATATTTAAATTTAAGTCCTACATATTTGCCTGTCAATATCCAATCATCCTTTTTACACCAAACTGTGGTGGATCTATCCATGCCCAGATAGCATTCTGGACCCATATCCACTACTTTAGATATGACGCATGAAAATTTAGCCGCCGTTCTTGATTCATCAGTTAGGATAATACCACCTCTTGTTGTATTAGATACCTCTCTTGGCTTAATTAAAAGCCTGTAACCCGTAGGTTTCGGTAATTTATTTGTCATTGTCGAATAATGTCTCCTGTTTGTAAAGATTTTTATGTTCATCTCTTACCCTGGCTTTCATATCCTCCAGGGTATGAGCAATTCCTAACATGTACTTATATGTGGGAAAATCTTCAGCGCCAGGACCTGCTATCTGATCTTTATTGACCTGAATAGCTTCATCCAATACTTTAAGTAAATTAGTTTTTAATGTATGTGCATCCATTGTATCTCCCGTAAGTAATAATAGTTATATTTTCTTAATATTAATGGCCGTATCTTTTCCTCGATTTTCACCGATTTCATAAGATATAGCTTCTCCTTCTTGTAGTGTATCAATGCCTGCTTCTTCCAAAGCGGACACATGAAGGAATATATCTTTTCCCTCTTTTTCGTTTTGTATGAATCCATATCCTTTTCTTGGATTGAACCATTTAATTTTTCCGTTTATCATTTTAGTATTTTAGTTTCCTTTATAAAAAGGGGGCACTTTTACACGCCCCCATGTTGTTTATTTAATTTTTATTTGTCTAGCTTCCTTGCCTTCAGGAACAATCCTGTGCAAAAACACTTTTAACAAACCATCTTTTAACTCAGCGTCTTTTACCTCTACATCATCCGCAATTGTAAAAGATCTAGAGAAATGTCTTTTTGCTATACCCTTGTGAAGTATACCGTTTTTCTCTTCTGACTTTTCTTCCTTGACGGACTTTATAGTTAATAGACCTTCTGCGAAATCCACGTTTATATCATCCTTACCGTATCCCGCAAGCGCAACTTCAATGTTGTACTTTTGAGATCCAGTCTTGACAATATTATACGGTGGGTGATTTCCAGCAGAGATGTAAAAATCGTCAGCAAACATTCTTTCGAAATGATTGAAGACATCATCAAATCCTATTGAGACAGGTCTAAGCTGATTAAAAATAGATAATGCTTTATTCATAATAACCTCCTTGTTAAAGCAAGATTTATTTGACTCCTTTCGGCAGTCTTAAAAAATATAATATCATATTTTTTATATTAATGCAAGGCTGTTATATCCAGCCTATCCAATTGCAAGCTATAAATCCTATAAATAAGACAGCAACTATTGAAGCTATCTTACCTTTTTTGCTTAAGTTTTTCCAACTTAAGTTTTTCCAAATATCCATGATATCCTCCTTTATTTTTTGCCCCGCTCTACGCCTTTTATGCGACCCTTGTTGCGGGAAGCATAAAATACTTTAGTGCCTTTTTTCTTTCCATACTTTTTTATCATAGCATCCATAACTTTTTTTCCTTTTTTAGTTAATGGCATTATGCATCGTATGTAATTTTTCTTTTATCATTGCGATTATTTTGTTCTTTATTAGATTTAGTTAACATAGGTCCTTTAGATTTCTTAAAATGCATTTCCTCTGCAGGTACTTTCATTTTTATTTTTGTAGTTATATTTCCAGACTTATCTCTAGTATCATATTCTTCAGTTACCGTTCCTTTTCTTTTATCATGTACTTGAGAAACACTTTCGGTAATATTGCCCATATTTTTCATTTTTTTAGTATCACCAAAACCTGTTTCCCAAACAACATCTTTTCTTGGCGAATAATCTTTTTCAAAAGATTTGGTTTTATGTACTGTTTTATAAGGTGATGTATACTTTTTCTTTTTATTTTTGTTTTTTTCTGACATTACTTTATCCTTGTTGCATAGATTAATTTTTCAGCATCCTTCATTGCGTCATCTGTTGCCTT